TGTATCTGGTATGAATTTATAGTTGCTTTCCCAGTAATGCACGGGACGGGACTTGAACCCGCACCCGGCAGCTTCGGTGGCTGCTGCGCTATCCATTGCGCCACCCGTGCTTGTCTTACGCTTCTACCGTCTGGCTTCCTGCGAAAAATACTTCTCTGCCGTCCCAGTTTCTTACTTTCACTGTCTTTGGCTCTTCTTTTCTCTCGTTGTATCTTCCGGCGTGCTGTACTGCTGCGTATGTGATTGTTTTTGCTGTTCTCTTTACAATCTCAAATACAACTGCGTGTTCTCCATATCTCTTTCCAACTTCAAATGTTCTCATGTCTTTTTACCTCCGTTTGCTTTACTTCTTTAACTGTCTTTATTATATACTTACGGAAGTATAAAGTCTATTGACATTCTGCACAATCTTACGGAAGTATATTTGTATATCTTGTATACTTCCGTAAGTATTTATTGTTATCTGCCCCGGCGTTTCAGTTCTTCCGCAAATTCTCTGACCGGAACTTTCACGGTCAGTGGTATGTACTTTCCGCAGTTATCCAGTTCATACAAGAACTGTGTTTCACCTTTTTTCAGATAGTGAAGTGTTGCAATATCTGTGACCTTGTGCAGTGCGACTGCTCCCGGTGTGATTGCCACGCAGCCTTGCGGCAGGTAGTATGCTTCCCGTGTTTCGCCGCCTTTCTCTGCCAGTCTAATTGCTACTGTGTCCCCAATCTCTAACGGGCACACCGCCTTGAAAAATTCTGCTTTCATTCCTCTTTGTCCTCCTGTTCGTATTTCTTCCGGTTCTCATGCTTTACAACCCAAGCTGCTTCCCTTACTACCACATAGACCAGAAATAAAATTCCAAGCCCCACGCAGACCGCAAAGAATGTCACCAGTGCTTTTATAACTTCAATCAGAAATGCAATCATTGTTCTTTCCCTCCCTCATTTTCTGTTTCGCCCAGCCAATAGCCCGGCTGCTTGCGTTTATCTGGTGTAGCTGGCGCACCCTTATGTTGTTTGTCTTTTCTTCCGCTTCTGCCTGCTGCCGTTCCAGCTGTCGGCGGTATAGTAATTCTTTCCCGCTGTAATACTTCCGCTTCTTTTTCGCCATCTTTATTCCTCCTAAAAGTATTTGCGCTGGTATCTGCTGCCCTTGCTTGCCTGCTTGCGTCGCTGGCGCTGTTTTCTTCTCTTCTGGTACTGGGCGTCTTCCGCTGCTGCCACCTGCCTTTTGACTGCTTCGTGGTCTATGTTGTCAACCTCTTCTTGCAAAACTTCCAGCACTTCAACTTCACTGTCCTTGAAAGTGAATGTCATACCGGGGTCATACTCTCCGCTTGTCCAGTCTTTCTGGAACTTCTCAAAATTATCTCTGTATCTATACGGCGCCTGTGGGTGGTACTGTTCGGCTTCATATATGCCCAGCATAACTTCTTTGTCGTCCTTGTCGTCCCAGTTGTAAAGGTGCCAGCTTTCGTGGTTGTCCCAGTTCCACTTTGACAAATACAGCACTATTCCGTCAAAGTAGTTACCCTCACGCACCATGCCTTTCATTTGCTTGCAGGTGAAGCCCTGCCCCTTTAATTCCTCTTTGATTTTCTCATAGTCCCTGCCGCCAGTATGTAACTTTGCTTTTACGATTAACGGCAAATACTGTGGCTGTTTATCTTCTTTTCTTGCCATTGCTTGTCCTTTCCAGTCTGTCTGCAATCCTCAATATGCTTTCCATTGACTTTCTAATGTTTGTGTCTGTGCCCTCTGTGATTTTCAGCACGTCTGCTATGTCCCGCAGTTCTTGTGCCATTTCTTCTGTTTCCCCGGTCACAATGTCATATTTATTGCGGCAGGCGGTGCAGACCTGCGAACCCTCCGGGATAACTTCACCGCATATCAAGCAGCGGTCAACGTCGTTCATTCTTCCCAGCTTTCGTATTTCTTCACACGCCTTGTCAAGTTCTGCACCTGCTCAACAAGGTTTGTAACCTCATGTGGTGACAATCCGGTTTGTTCGTAGTCGTACAGCTTCTTTGCGGCTTGATTGACTGTGACGTGTGGTTTTAATATGGCTTTCTGCCCGTTCTGGCTGTATTCCGTCAGTGTCGTTCTCTTCTGCCGCTTCTGTGGCTTCTGGGGCTGTCTGAACGCCCCTGCACGCTTCATGGTGCTGTAATATGGCACTGTCTGTTTCAATGTGTGGTCCATTGCTCCCATTTACTCTTCCACCTTTCTTCCTGTCTGTTCCATAACTCCCAGATAACCTGCTATTGTGTCCATTGCTTCTTCTGCGGACCAGCAAACCGCCGTTTCATATCCCTGCTGCCGCAGCTGTTCCAGCCACCAGTCCTGCTTCTCTGTGGTCTTGTTGTTCTGCCACTTCATTTCCACATACAGCCCGTGTTTGCCGTTTCTGGCTACTGGCAAGCATAAGTCCGGCACACCAGCTTTCACGCCCTGTCTTTTAAGGTTCGCCGCTTCCAGCTGATTTCTGCTGCCGCCGTTTGGGATATGGTGTAGCAAGTCCAGTTCCGGGAAGTCCTTTGCGTAGAATGTCGCCCAGTTTATAACTCTTTCCTGCTCCGTCGCTTCACTGCGCTTTCTGTAATATGCTCTACTCATTGGCTTCTGTCCTTTCATCAAGGTGTGTTGCCATCATATCTGCAATGTGCAGCATGGCTGCAAGCCTGCTTTGTGCAAACGCATAATTCATATCATAGCTGCCGCCCTTAACTGCGTTGTCAAATGCTCCCATGTGCCACCGGATAGCCAGCACCTCTTCTTCCGTCAGATACATGAAGCGCATAATCTGGATAATGGACTTTTCACCGTGTCCCACCGGAAAATTATTTGTATAACCGTATGTGTCCACCTGCTGCCAGCTGCCGTCTTTCTGCTTCTGGTTCTTCTTCTCCACCTTGTAGGCGTCTGCTTTGCATACATCATGCAGAAGTGCTACAACTGCGATTGTGTCAACTGCATATTCTGGAAACTGTCTGCCCTGTCGCTTGTCCTCTTCGTCTGTCAGCTTTACCAAACGGCGGTAAACATTGTTTGAATGTTCCACCAGCCCACCTGCGTATGCTCCGTGGTATTTTGCACTTGCTGGCGCTGTGAAAAATCCTATCTGTTCCAGCCATTCAAGCAGCTTGTCTGCTCCCGGTCTGTTAATGTATACAAAGTAATTCATAAACTTTTCAACTTCTGTTTTTCTCTGCTCTTCATTCATGGTCCATTCCTCCTGTGGTTTCCTGCCTGCTGTTCACCAGATATATTTTGCCGTCTTTCTCATACAGCATGATTTTTCCTTTGACTGCTGCAAATGTCATTTCCGCTTTCATGCCCTCTGATATGCCGTATCTGTCGCCAATCAGAATGTATTTGCAGTTTTCAAGTATCTTCATTCCCGCTGCCATGCCCCGCACTCTTTCTTCTGGGTTGGTGTCGTCTGTGGCTTCCGTCAAGTACAAATGCACCGTGACTGGGATAAATCCGTTGTCAAGTGCTGCCCGTGTCAGCTTCCGTGCATATTCCTTGTTGCGTTTCGTGTCGCCCCGGTATGGGCTGCACACATATAACAAATCATTCAACTGTCTTCACCTCTTGTCTTGTGTTCCAATTCGTCGTATATCTCCATTGCTTTTTCTGTGGTTATTCTTATTCCGTGTATTGCCCCTGTGCAAAATCCCATTGCAAATACTAATACAAATCCTATCAATGCTTTTATTGCCATGCTCTACACCTCCGCTGCTGCCTTTGCCAGTCTTTGTTGTATTGCTTCAAAATCCAGCCGTAAGTCCCGCATGTTCCAGTATGTACCACAACCCGTGCATTGTTCGTCCGTGTATGTGTACGGGCAGGCAGTGCAAATGTCTGTTTCCTCCTGTAATGTCTTTGCAACTGTTGCCAGTTGAAAAGCTATGCCCCAGAATTTCTTCAAGTCAATTTCTGAAATATCCACCGGGACTTCTGCCGCCTTTTCAATCTCTGCGTCTGTGACTTTGTATTTCTCTTTCAACGTGGTATACATCACCTGCGCTGTCTGCTGCTCCCCGCCTATGCCACGTTCTGCCAGTGCTTTTATTTTCACCAGCTTTGCAATGATTTTCTGTCTATCTTCCATCAGTCTTCTTCCTCCGGTTCTCCTATCAACGCCCGTGGCGGCTGTTTGCCGTCCATGAAGCCCGCAAAGAAAGCGGCTTTTTTCAACATTCTTTTTTCTTCGTCTGTTCTTTCTCGCTCTTCTCCCTTATGTTCTTGATAGCAGCGGGCGTTTTCGTCCGGGAATAGGTTGTTTTTGAACTTAAAGCCCGCCATAAACGCTTCCATTTCCCGTTTTAATTCCTCTTTGTAGAAATTGAAATACAGTGTGATTTCTGCTGCTTCAACCTCTGTGCAGTCGCAGCCACGTTTCTTTCTACGGCTATAACTTCCGGTGTATCTGCGATAGCTGGCGCTTCCTGTTACCATGTAGAAAATCTGTGTCAGCAGGTCTTCTTCTAAATCGTTCTTGTAACTGAACCAATGCACTGTCACTTCGTCCAGTGTTATTTCTTCGTCTTCAATTTCGTATCTGGCTTTTAATTCCTCATACATACGCATTGCGGTTTCTTTCTCGCCGCCTACGCCACGTTCTGCAAGGGCTTTTATCTTTGCCAGTTTTTCTTTGATTTTGTCATGTTGTATCTGGTCCATATTCTCACCTCATATACTGCCACGACTGCGGCGCTCTTTTAATTCCCAGTTCTTCCAGCGTCACTGCCTGTGGGTACTCTTTCACGTCTGCGACTTCCCAGCCGTAAACCTTGTTACGGCTCCCTGCTGCATAATTGTGAATATCATGTGCAGGAACCTTGCTTTTCTTCTCTGCTTCTTCAAAGTTCTTGATTTCCAAAACCTCCGGGCAAATAAATTCACCCAGCACCCCGGCACCGCCTGTCACGTATACCAGCACCCGGAACGGTGCTTTGCATTGTGGTTTTGTCTTCCGCAGTTCCAGAACCTTTTCACCTGCTGCCATCTTCTGCCACCATTTCTGGTGCAGTGATAATATGACCACTGGCATTTCTTCCAGTTCTGGTGTTTCCCATTGCTTTTTCAACTCTTTTCACCTGCCCTCACTGTTCAAATTCGCTTTTCAGTTCAATTCTGATATACAGAATGTGTTGCAGGTCTTCCACCCGGTATTTACTGAACTGCTCAACTGGTATCTGCTCCGGCAACTTATCTGTCTTTTCCCAGTCCCATATCTTTTCTGTGGCTCTGTATGTTTCCATGCCCAGCCCCATTTTCTTTATGCGTCGTTGCTCATTTAATCCGCTGTGCATTGCATTTGCGGCAAATCCACGGTAAACAACCTGTCTGGCTGCGTTGTATATCACCAGTCTGTCACTGGGCGTCAGCTTGTCCAGAATGTCGCCCAGTCTGATTTCATTTTCCATTACCATTCGCCCCTCATTCTTCTTTCAATTCTTTCTTTCGCCTGCTGCACTTCTCTTGAATACTCTGTGTCTGTCAGTCCTTTGTTCCATACGTGCTGATATGCACCCGTCACGCCGTAGTTGTAAGCCGTCAGCACTTCTGCTTCCGTGTCGAACCTCTCTTGCAATTCTGCCAGATAATCTACGCCAACCATGATGTTAAAATAAGGGTTTTCCACATTGTCCACATTCAGTCTGTGCATACGTTCTTCATGCCATTTTGCCAATACCTGCATATATCCGGTTGAACCCTCACTGCTGGTTGCGTCCCATCTGTACCCGCTTTCTGTTTCAATGATTGCCAGTACCAGTGCATAGTCAACGCCGTTCTGCTTGCAAATTATGTATGTGAATTGCTGCATACATTCCGGGAAGCACCCGCCGTGGTCTGCGTAGTCCTCCGGCACTTCATATCTTGTCCAGCCCTCTAATTCCTCACCGGACCAGTCAAGGGACATAAGGTTGAACGGGTACGGCTCCTGCTGCACTGCTTCCGTGGTCGGCGGTGTCGGTTCCGGTTCTTTGGTATTTTCCGGCAGGCTGTTTGCAGCTGGCTTTACTGCTGCCCCTACTGTAAACACAATCACAACCACTGCCAGCAGTCCTGCTGCAATGTAATTGCCGTATGCCTTAATTGCCCTTTTTATCCTCTTTCGCCTTAATATGCGGCGTATCTGCGGTGTTCTTCCTCTCACGCTTCTTTCCTCCTGTTCTGCCTTTTGGCTTTTCCTTTTTCCACATTTTCAAGTAGATATGCCACCCTGTCTGCTCATAGTAGACTGGTTCACAAGATACAATGTTGTAATTGCTGTATATCTTTCTGAACTCTTCCAGCCCTCCATCTGGTGACTTTGCCAGCTGTTCCACTTTGCGTTTGCTGTATTTAAAATCATTGCACTTTTCTTCCGGCGCTGTCAGATTTCGGCTATACTTCCAGTGGTTTTGGTCACGCTGCTGCTTCTCCCCGCCGTCCTCTCTGGTTACTTCTGGGCGGTCAAGGTTCCTGCTGCTGGAATAGCGTTTCTTTCCCTGCGGGTCCTTGACAATATATTTGCAAAGACCCTCTATGCCGTTTTCATTCATTTGCAGGCGGTCTGCATTTACCCAGCCCAGCTGCTTTATACTTGCTCTGTATTCCGGGTCACTGGTCTTCTTCCAGTTGATACGGTCTTTTGTCCACATCATTTCCACGTCGTCACGGTCAAGTCCACCATTCATAATGATATGGTGGTGTATACGCTTAATGCTTTGACCGTCCTTTGTGTACTTGTATTCTGTTACCAGTATGTATTTAAGTGGTTCAAGTCCCAGTTTGTTTCTGCGGTACGCTATGCGGCGCAGGTAATTTGTCACTATCTTTTCTGCTTCTTCTACTGTGCCCGGCAGGTTCTCTTCACTGTATGTGCAGGACGTGTGCAGGTCCCCTATGCTGAAATTGCCATTGCCTAACTGTACCAGATAGCGTTTGGCGTTCTTGTCGTTAAGGTCTTTTTGCTTTGGGGCGTTGCTCTTTCTCTTTCTGCCCCTCTTCCCTCTGGTTGCCTGCTCTGCTGCTTCTGTTCGTGGTATTATGTCCACTTCTCTATAATTGGCACAGTCTGTCTTCTTCTCTCTGATAAACACCACTGCACTTCCTTTTCTGTCTGATACCTTTTTAGCGTATAAGGGTATACCAGAAGTGGTGGTGCCTATCCCCCATCAATCCTGCTTATTATCTCCATACCAGCATATATATAAATTTATATATTTCGTAGGAATGTTAATACCCCATACAAGCCCGTTTAGCAGGGATAAAACCCGCTATTTTCAAGGACTTTTCAGCCCTAAAATGTTTGACTTGTAACCGCCAATATGGTATAATAAACATGTATTGAATTATTAACATATTGACTTTTGAAAAGCCTTTGATTTTGTGTTTCCGGCACAGCTTCAAAGGCTTTTTGCTTGCCATTTTTACAATGCTCTGTACAACTCTTTGCGGCTCTCACCGCACCAGATTTTCTTCCCATCTTCCGTCTGTACGGTCACTATTCCGTCCCTAAATCTGTACCCGGCAATTATCTTGCCCCGGTGCCATTTACCGTCAAAATAGATTTCCGCTGGTTGTCCCTCGACGTATGGGAAATTATCTGCGCTCATTCGTCCTGCGCTCCTGCGTGTGCTTTCGCACCCGCTTTCAGTAAATCAGTTACCAGTTCCCAGCTTTCCAAGAACAAAGCGGAACGCAAGGACACATCGCTGTCGACGCTAGAACGGGCGCTGTTCAAGTTCAGCGCACCAGCACCACCGTTGGAAGTGTAGCGGAAACTCGAACCCCGGAAAGGCACGGCTTCTTCAAGTTCGTTGTCTGCCCATATTCCGGCTGTTTCGTTCTTCCAGTCATGCGGTACAATTCCCAGCTTGTACGCAATTTCTGGCATTTCTTCCAGTTCTTCCAGCTGCAAGTCCTTAATATGGCAGCCGTCCCATGCCACTTCAACGTCTTCTTTGGTTGAAAGTGTCACGCCGTCGTTGCCATATAATCGCAGCGGCTTTCCGTTTGCTGTCGCAACCTGCCAGTCTGGGGCTTCTGTCGTGTAGCCGTCCACTGCTGCGTCGTTGTTCTTTGTATACTCAATAACGCCGTAGTGCAGGCGCAAGCCCGTTACCCATTCATAGAAATTGCCGCAAAGTCCGAACACGCCGCCTGCGGTTCCGTCATGTGACCATGTAAGCGGGTCAAGTCCGGTCAGTGTGCGTCCTCTGTCATAATTCACGCCCTTTTCGTCCGGGTTGTCTGCATTTGCTCCATAATTGGTGTTACCGCCGATTGTGTGCCCCAGTTCTTCCGCTTCATGCAGTAGATAGACAAATTCTGTATTTGTCATAAGGTGCCAGCCGTCACCTTTTCTTGCGCAGGCTTTGGCTGCGTCATTCATGTTGATTGTGTGCTTTGGCTGCTGGAATGGCAGTGATACTGCAACGCCACCGTCCAGCGTGTCAATTACGGTGTTGTGATACTGTGAAATAAGGATTGCCGGGACAATCTTATTTCTAATCTTGAACATTTCCGGCACGTCCTCTTCCTTGTACGTTCCCGGCTCCATGTAAAACATGGTCATGTAGTTTGGCAGTCCCAGTCTGTCTTTGACAATGACCGCTTTTTTCTTCACAAATTCTTTCATTTGCGCTTTTCCTCCTTGTATCTGGTATGATTTATTTTGAATAGCTTTGCGCTACTATTCACATTTTGACTTTTGAAAAACCTTTGGTTTGTGCCCAGCGCTTATGCTGACTGCTGCTTTTTCTCTTCCGGCTCCGGCTGTTTCACGGTCACGGTGACTTTTACGCCCTCCCGCTGTGAAATAATCATTGCCAAAGTGTCAAAGAAGCGCTGGGCATTGAATGTTCCTTGCACTTCCATTTCTGCCACCTCCTATGCCGTCTGCGGCTGCGGTGTTGTTCTCTGTCTTTCCTGCTGAATACCCAGCATATAGCCCAGAATGAACATTTTGTTGTCTTCATTCAACTGCTGGAACTGCTCTGCTGTTTTCTCAACCAGTTCTTTTTTTCTGTCTTTTGCTTCAACTGCTGCCATTGTCGTTTCCTCCTTTTCATTTAGGCAAGTGACCTGTTGCCAGCTTGACTGCCTTATGTGGTTAAGCTGGTGTTTTCTCTCACTTCTCTTTCCACCATTTCTGCCAGTGAATTGAATTTCATTCTTAAAACTCCCAGTGTATTTTCCGGTAAGCCCTCAACTTTCAAAATCAATTCAGCGTGTGCGTTTGGTTCGTCCGTGGTGATTTCTCTTTTGTAGATAACTTCATTGCGTGTGCATTCAAGTTCTGCCATGCTTGCCACCTCTTTTCTTTTTGGTTTCTTTTGGACATTTCCTTTGTTTCATCTGTCCTTGTAAAGCCATTATATGTTTTTATTTTGTCCTTGTCAATCCTTTTTTATAATTTATTTTGTCTTTTTGTCTTGACTAAACCATTTTATAGCTGTATAGTAAAATCACAAATTAAATGAAAGGGGGTATCTACTCTATGGAAGTGTACGAACGTATACGATTTTTAAGAAAGAACACTTTGAAAATGTCGCAAGAAGTATTTGCAGAGCGTCTGGGTGTCAGCCGTTCAGTTATTAAGAATATTGAATTGAACGCCCTTGCCAGACCAGACCAGAAGTTGTCATTATATAAACTGATATGCAGTGAATTTAATATTAGTGAAGAATGGCTGCTGAACGGCACCGGGGAAATGTACGGAAGCAATGAAGCTGAATACAGTGCATTGATTGACCGTGTAATGACCGGGGAAAACGAATTTGCAAAGAACATTTTCAAGACTTTTGCGCTGTTTGATGAAAAGGACTGGGAAGCACTGCAAGCCATGATTGCAAAATATCTGACTATTGCAGACGCAGAAGCCGTGCCGGACTATAAAGACATACCGGACACGCCGGAAGAATTAGAAAAGCAGTTCCCGCCAGTAGAAAAAGACGGCAAAAGCGACGTTGGGTAGTCCCCCTAATGGGGACGCCCAGCAGCCCCGCTTTATTTGTATATTATTAGTTGTGTCGTACCTGTGAAGCTAAGATTGATATACATTGTTTTATTGCTGCTGTAATATATTGCATATATTTTATTGCTGCGGTGATATATGTATTTTTTTCTCATTATCTCCCACGACCTTTCTTTTTGCGGAAAAGCTGGGCGCTTCTCAATTATAAAGGTGTGGCACTCTGAAAAATACTGCCAAATACTGGTATTTTATTTTGTAAGAAAGGTGGTTTTGTATGGGATTACGTTTTAGAAAAAGTGTAAAAATTGCCCCGGGCGTCCGTCTTAATATCGGCAAGAAAAGTGTCGGTGTCAGTGCTGGTGTCAAAGGGTATCGAAAAAGTATAAATAGTAGCGGTAGGGTCACAACCAGCATAGGAACCCCCGTTGCTGGTGTTTCTTATGTCAAGACCGAAAATTTGAAAAGTAAAAAGAAAAAGGCAGCCAGCAACCGTGCTTCGTCCACTGCTGCCGCCGCCAGTTCCTCTGCTTCCTCTCCTGCTGTCGCTCCTGCTCCTGTTAAAGTTCAGAAAGCAGCTGCGCAGCCAAAAGAGAAGCCGCCAAAGACCACGGCAGTTTTGCAGGAAAGACCAGACGCCAGCTTTGTTGTGTTCGGCGTCGTTGCTCTGGCTGGTGCCGTGTTCCTCTTTGCTTCTTCTCATGTTATTTTTTCCGTTGTCGCTGCTCTGTTCGGCGTCTTCTGTCTGTATAGTTTCGTACACATAAAGTTGCACCCGGAAGACCCACGGTACATCACGGAAGAACAGCTGACACGTTGGGGACAGCTGGTACACTCCGACGCAAAGACTGTTTCCCAGTTGCAAAAAGCGTCCGTCCCTGTTTTGGTTGATTTGAAAGAGCGTGCAGCATGGCATTATAAGCAGGTTTCTTCCGTCAGTTTTGGTCCAGATATTTCATACAACGGTGAAGCCTTGATTGATGTGCAAAACCAGATTGTCGCTTTGTCAGAATTTGTTATTTTGCAAGGTGATAACCCTAAACATGATTTAGAAGAATATTCTTCTTTTGTAAGTAATAAAATAACAGCCTTTACCAATGACATTTTGAATGGCTAATATAAAAACACCCGCAGTGCTGGGAACACTCCGGGTGCGGTGCAAAGATATATCATACCAGATACAACATACCGTCTGCACTTATTATATTATCACGGCATGACGGGAAATAAAAGGAAATTGACAAGAATTGTGGTGATATTATGAGAAACAAGGAAATTGCCCCGGCGCTTGTCCGGGTTGCTCTATATATAAGGGTTTCCGGTGAGGAACAAAAGATAAAAGGCTTGTCGCTGGAAGCCCAGCAAGAACGACTGGAAGCATACGCAAGGGAACGTGGCTGGGTCATTGTTGGAATTTACATTGACGCTGCCAAAACCGCCAGAAAGAACATTCACAAAAGAACTGAATTTCAACGCATGATGGACAGCGTGAAGCGTGATGAAGTGGACATTTTGCTTTTTGCCCGCCTTGACCGCTGGTTTCGTTCCGTTGCTGATTATTATAAAGTCATGGAAATATTGCAGGCGCACAACTGCGACTGGAAGACCACTGATGAAGAGTACGACACGACAACCGCAAACGGGCGTCTGTATATCAATGTAAAGCTGTCCATTGCACAAAATGAAGCTGACATAGACGGTGAAAGAATAGACGTTGTATTTGACAGCAAGATTGCACACGGCACCGTTGTTTCCGGCTCTGCTCCGTTCGGCTTCCGTGTGAATGAAGAAAAGCGGCTGGAAGTCGTACCGGAAGACGCAGCCATTGTGCAAGACGCTTTTAATTATTTTGAAAACACAGTTTCCCAGCGGGCTACTGTCCGTTATGTCCGGGAAACATACGGCGTGAACTGGTGTGACGCCACGTTTCGGCGTATGCTGAAAGAAAAGCTGTACACTGGCGTGTATGACCGGGGCGGCAGATATAATGACCAGTTCTGCCCGGCAATCATAGACAGACAGCAGTTTGACCGTGTGCAAGTACTTCTGACACGCAACGTGCGTTCTGCTCCATCTGGCAAGGTTTATATTTTCACTTCCATTCTGACTTGTGCTGAATGTGGACACAAACTTGTTGGCTACAAATCCAGTGATTATTATTATTACCGCTGCAACCAGCATTTCCAGCGTGGGCGCTGCTCTCATAACCATTCAGCCCGTGAAGACGTCGTGGAACAATGGCTGTTTGAACACTTAGGGGAAGAATTGGAACGCTGCCAGCTTGAATGGGGCGTGGAAGCAGCCAAAAAGAAAGTGTCCATTGCCCGGACTGACAAAGCCGCACTGAAACGGAAACTGACTAAATTAAAAGAACTATATGTGAATGACCTTATCGACATTGAAGACTATAAAAAAGACTATCAAATATATGTTTCTGCGCTTAACCAGATACCGGAACCAGCGCAGGAAGCGCCGCCAGACTTTGCAGCTGTGCGCAGGCTTCTTGATAATAGCTTTAGAACCATTTATGATACTTTGACCCGTGAGGAAAAACGCACGCTTTGGCGTTCGGTCATTAAAGAAATAAGAATTGACAATGACCAGAATATCACGGGTGTTGTTTTTGGGTAGTGTTGTACTAATGCTACACTACCCGTCGGTTCATCGGCAAGGATCATTTGGGGATGTAAGATCAGAGCCCTTGC